TCGTGATCTGAAGCCACAGGTTCGTAAGGTCAGTCGTCGGGGCAGTCGTGCTGACGATGATTTGCGAATAGTTCAGGCCATTGACCGTGCCGGTGAGCGAATTGACAAATCCATTGAAGGTCTGCTGCCAAGTGGTCGGGCAGAAGTTTGGTGGAAGCGTCCCCGCGTTGAAGGTGATGGTGGCCATGTCAGTTGTAATCGTTCACGCCGCACACTTGAACCACGGGGCATGTTCCGGTGGCCGTACATTGGACCGTGCTGCTGGAGATGCAGGTGCTCTTGTCCAAATCACCAGCCGGCTTCTCAGGTTTCTTGTGTGCCCATGCCCGAAGCTCCTTGAACCGGCACGCCCCGGTTCCGGTCACGCGAATCTGGAAATTGTACCCCCAGCTCGCGGAAGTGTTCTGCTGCGGGTTTACGGCAGGGTCAGGCGTCTGGAAGGAGATGCGGTCGAACGCCAGCGGGTTTGGGAAGACGGGAGGATTGCATCCGAGATTGTTGCACGCTCCGGTGATGGAACATGCCGAGGTGCTGGCCCAAGGGGTCCATGCCGGACCGAGGGACGCCCGGTAATAGCCAAGCAGGGATACGTTTCCGGCCACCTGATCGAACCACAGGTCGGCACCAAGCAGCTGCTTCAGGTCCAGAGGCGAAGTTTCGTTGCTGGAAAAATCCATCGCCCGCGTCTCAAACGACCACGAAATCGGGATGTAGTTTGTGCCGTCGTAGTCCTGACGCATCCCCGGATCAAACTCCCAAAGTTCAATCTGGTTTGTGTTGGCATTTCGGACCCACGCGAATGCCCGTTCCAGATTGTTCACCGTGGCCTTGAACACGGCGTAGAATTGGTGACCCGCCCACACTCCATCCCATGCCGGAGGACTGGTCTTCCCGACACCGCCGACATTGAAAAAGTCCATGCTGGCCAAGCCTAGGTAGTAAATCCCCGTGGTCTGGTCGCGCTGCGGTTGCACCGTGGCGAGGTAGCGGTTCTGCCACGTCATGCCGCTGCTGCCATAAAGCCAGATGGCAGCCTCACCGGCAATGGCGCGGACGACCTGACGGCTCAAGGGAATGTTTCCCCATTGGTTCGTAAAGTCGCGGCGAGCGTAAAAGTAGGATCGGATTTCCGAATCGGAGGATCGGAAATACATGTCCGCGTTCACGTTATCGAACCCTTCCTGACTCACGGGACCAAATCCGATTAGCGCGTACTGCTGAATCGGTTGCTGAAGGTTCTTCCATTCCGTCCGGTCTGTGGGCGCGTTGAAAGCGAAAATGCCCTGAGCGGTTCCAATGAGCAGGCTTCCGACGCCGAGCGATGTATCGTTGTTTGCCGATGCCGTGATGGCTGTGATGCCACCTTGGATTCCGGGAACGGCGAAAGACCCGCCCTCGTTCAGGAAGTCATTCTCCGTGCATTGCAGAACCGAGTCACGCGGATCAGCCAGAGACAGGTTTCCGTTAACGATGTCGCCTCCGATGTAGTTTGACCCCTGAGCCACCCACACACGGCCTTGGTAATAGAATGTCGGTCCGCCGGGCGGCAGTTCGTGAACGTTTAGCGTGGTCGCATTGCCGTTGCTGCGGCGGGCGATGACCCCGTTCCAAAAGATCGGCAGGTTCAGGTTGTTCTGGACGATCAGATTGCGTTCGGCCTGACAAAACCAGACGTGCGGTGTGGTGGGGTCGTTGATGATTCCACCGCTTGAACTGAGCGTCAGGTTTCCGGTGGGGTGCGCCTCGATTACGGACGAGGAAAGGGTTCCTGATACGGTCAGCCCAACTACGCCGGAGACTGTAATCACCTGATTGTTGTAGTCCGAAGAACCGGAGCCGGAAGTCAGCATTCGGGTTCCAGCGATGATCCACGCCGGAACCGACCCGGAGAAAACAATCGTTATAGAAGTTCCTGCGGAAACGGTAACGGACGATCCGGGGACCGTAACCGACGATGGAGTCGCGGTTATCTCCGACATGGCGTAGCTGTTGTCGTTCAGGTTGGTCAGAAAAACCCGACCCGCAATCGAGACTGCCGCGTAAACCTGACCGGAATCCGAAGTGTAAGTTCCAAACCCTTGAAAAAGCCCTTGAATGTAACCGTTTTGTCGGCGAACTAAGCCGGGCCGGACATCGCTATAACCGGATCGGCAGATGCGATTCACGGACCATGCGGCCTGATTGCGGCTGATGAGCGTGGCGGGCAGGGACGAGTCAACTCCGCCATCCCATGCGGTGATTCCGTCGTAAACCCGATTGGGGTCATTGATGCCGCTTGCTGCCATTCCGGTTGAACCTAACCATGTCGCGTGCCATGGTTCAAGCGGCAATGGACATCCAACGCGCACCTAAATCCGGCACCTTCCAGCTCTACGGGCGCACGTTCCCCATCGGTACCGACCGGTTCGTGATCGAACGGGAGTGCATCCGCCAGCCCGACAAGTTCCCCGGACGCAAGGATGACCTGCACCACTACCGCGAGGCGCTGACTGCCCTGCTCCCCAAGTTTGAATGGCATCGCTGGTCGGAGCTGCTGTTTGAGAACTTCGTGAAGCATGACCAAGTGGCGATTTGCGGTCCGGGCAGCTCCGGCAAGACCTACACGTCCGCCGCATGGGCCTACCTGAACTTCCAAATCTGGCTGTCGGAACTGACCTGCCTTGTCTCCACGACGACCCGTGACCTGCTGCCTCAGCGTGTGTGGGGCGAGATTTGCGGCATCCACCGGGCAGCGAAGGAGATTCGCCCATGGCTGGATGGGCATATCACGGATGCGAACTACTCGCTCACCGTGGCCGGCTCCGTGGAAGGCGAAGGCCGTAGCTTCAAGGGCGGCATCAAAGGCGTGGCGTGCAAAGTTGGCCCCGACCAGTGGACCGGCATGTCCAACTACGTCGGCGTCAAGAACGAGCGGCTGCTCATCATCATGGACGAGCTTTCGCTGATGGGTTCGGGTGCCATTGACGCGATGGCGAACCTTGCCACGGGCGGCGCTGTGTCTGTCCAGTTCATCGGCATGGGGAACCCGAAAGATCCGCTAGATTCGCTAGGCAAGCTGGGCGAGCCCGTCGGTGGCTGGTCAGCCATCGGTCAGGAGAAACGGACGCGCACTTGGCCCACTCGTGATGGTGGAGTTGGCATCCAGATTTACGGACCCGACACTCCGAACGGTGACTTCCCAAGAGGCGTGAACCCGTGGCACGGCATCCTAAAGCCGGAGACGATTGAGCGGAAGCTGGCGTACTACAAGGACGCGAACGACATCAACATGACCATGATGTACTACGGCATCATGCCCGTGCTGTCGTTGGATAAACGCGTGCTGACCATGCAGCTCTGCGAGGACGGGAAGGCGTTCAACGAGGTGACATGGAGTAACACGCCGCTGAAGAAGGTGGCGGCACTGGACCCCGGCAAGGTGGCGGATGGCGACCGGAAGATTTTCACCATCGGAACGTTCGGTGAGGATGTCACGGGTGCTCAGATTTTGAAGCCGGAGCTGCAAGTGAACATCCCCATCGTCAACAGCACCGAGGATGTGGACACGCAGATTGTGAAGTTCGTGATGAAGATGTGCGTGGAACGTGGCATACCGCCGGAGAACTTCGGCTACGACTCGACGGGCAATGCCACGCTGGCTTCGGAGTTCGCCCATCTTTGGAGCCATAAATGCGTGCCCATCGACTTCGGTGGCAATGCGCCCGACCGACCCGTTCGCTCCGGCGGTCAAGAGATGGAATCGCAGGCGTACCGGAACCGTGTGACGGGTCTCTGGTTCGCCGTGCGTGAGGCCGTTAAGCTGGGTCAGGTACGGGGGTTGCCGCGTGACTGTGCACAGGAAGGCTGCCAGCGCATCTATCGCGAGACGAACAAGGTTGGTGGCGTCGTTCAGGTTCAGGTGGAACCGAAGGACGACATGAAGGAGCGGACGAAAGAGTCGCCTGACCTGATGGACAGTTTCGTGATCCTGCTGGAGATGGCGCGGCGTCACGGATTCCAGCTGGGACAGTCCAAAACGACGCCGCAGCGGAGTGAGAATCCGCTGCTGAAAGTGGCCAGTCGAATGCGCGAAATGTTTCGGTCGAAGGATTTGACGCCGATTCCGAATGTGTAAAAGAGTTGACAGTGGATTCTCGCCGGATGAAAGGTTTGCACCGACATGGCCCTAGGCTCCTTCAAGTTTCGCCCCACCGGAAAACGAGTCCTCGTCAAGCTGGAGGAACTGCCAACGACGGTGAACGGCCTCCACGTGGTCCGCGAGACCGGCCACAACGCCGAACGGGCACAGTGCGGACGGCTGATGGTGCACGGCACGTCCAGCAAGTGCGAAGCCCAAGCCGGAAGCCGCGTCGTGGTGAACCCCTACAACGGAAAAGACTGCGTGGTGGACGGGATTCCGTTCAAGATTTTCGATGATTTCGCCGTGCTGGCGGTGGTGGAGGGCTGATTTATGATTACGATTGTGACCCGATGTGACGGATGTGGACTGGCCCCGTTTAAGTGCCTTTGCCAAAAGAGCCACTTTAAGCAGGAGGAGGCTGTTTACCTGTATCGGGCCATCATGGCGTGCGGCAGACCGAAGCCACCGGAGCCAATCGTTTACACCATTGCATCCAGTCCTGTCGCGGGTTTGCCAACGGGAGCCGAAATCCGGGTGGACGATTACGCTGGCATGTCGAGTTTCTCAACACCTACAGGAAGCAAAGACTGCCTCCCGAAAAAGCTAGCGGTGGCGGAGGATGGGAAGTGAGCTGCTGCCGATGCACGCCATCTGAAGCCTCTCACATGTTCGTGTGGTGGTCATTGAACCGAGACGAAAGCCCGACACCGGAGTCTGTCTGCGAAGCCTGCAAAGCTGACATCATCGACAAGATTCATTGGGCAAAATCGAAGAACCTCATCGACTACTCGTTCACGCCGATAGAATGAACTTCCGCATCAAGAACCCCCACGGCGTCCACCCTCCCGGCGGCTGGCAGTATCAGGAGGAGGGCTGGACCGCACCAAGCCCTCCTCCTGATGACTGCCGCACCCAGACCGTAAACATCTCCAACTTCCGCAAGCAGAACCCGCGCCTTGGACTCAGCACCCATCTGGCCGATTGCGAACAGGCGCTGTTCAACTACACCGCCGCCCGGCTGAAGTTCCATGTCAACTGGTGCGAGGGCATGGACGACGACTCAAAAAAAAACTCGACCACTCCAAATCAACCACACTCGTCAGCGCCTGCGCCACGTGCTCAGGGCGTCGTTAGCCGGTTTTGGGACCGCCTTAAGCAAGATGTTTCCGGCCTTGCGACTCTGGCCCGTTGGATGGGCGATGGCGGTGATCCGGTTGAACCTGCTGTTGCTGCCACTCGCGCACAGGCTTGCCTAAAATGTCCCCACAACCAGCCGGGAAACGCGGTCGAATCCAAGATTGCCGCCGAGATTCTGGAACAGACTTCGCTCCGCAAGAAACTGAACCTTGTGGTTCCGGGTGAATCGGACCTCAGGAGCTGTGAACTTTGCGGCTGTCATCTGCCGCTCAAGGTGTGGGTGCCGAACGTCGGCGAGCTGAAGGGGCGTCCGCCGTGGTGCTGGGCGAATGGTTCCGTCGAAACCCAAGCCCAGAAAGAAAAGGCTTTTTCCACGCATCTGGACGAAGACTCCAAGATGGACTTGCTGGTTAGGATGGAAACCTATCCGAAGCCGTGGGTGGTGATAATTCCAGACATTTCCATTCGCCGATCAACATGGGAACAGGCGGCGGCAGGCTTAACTGGAACTTGTTTCGGGGCTGGGAAAATAAGGCTTCGGTTGCCAATAATTGAGCTGAACCTAAATCGGATTGAGCACGTTATGGCGGCGGTGTTTTGGGCGGACTTGGTGCTCGTTTCTGAAACCGGTCCAATTCAGGTTGTCAGAGAGCTTGGAAAACCGATGAATGTGATTGCGGAATCAGGAACCTCAAAGCCATGAGCCAAGAAGCCAGCAAGGCATACCGCCGTCGAATTTGCGAAGAGGCAACTGGTGGAATCAAGTGGAGCCATTTCTTACAAGGACGAGGTATTGACGTTGGCTGTGGGCCAGACCCATTGCCATACCCCGATACGCTGCCGTTCGACATGGATGATGGGGATGCAAATCACCTGTCGCGTTTCTTCCAAGAGGGTGAATTCGACTGGCTCCATTCGTCACAGAGCTTGGAGCACATGGTTGACCCAATGGCGGCATTGCTCGATTGGATCAAGGTCGTTAAGTCTGGTGGCCATTTGATCGTCACGGTGCCGTCGTGGGAGCTTTACGAGGGTATGGTGTGGCCTTCGCGATGGAATCCCGACCATAAATCCACATGGAGCATGGTGATGAAAGGATCGCCAGCCCCTCACCACATTCACGTTCCATCATTTCTGCCACGGCTAAATTCGGTCGCCGACGTTTTGATTTCACGCCAGCTCGACTGCAACTACGATTACAAGGCGGGAACCTCATTCGACCAGACATGGGTGGAGTCCGCCGGTGTCGAGCCGTGGATTGAATTTGTCCTCTGTAAGCGATGAAATACATCTGCGCCACATCCTCCAATCGTGCCCGATACGTCAGCCAGTTCATCGGCTCTCTTCAGCTAAATCAGCGAGATGGATGGAATCTTATGGTGAGTCAGGAGCCGATGGGTGAGCAAGATTCCGTAAAGGAAATGATCCGCAATTTCGGTGGAACATCGTGGGTGAACGAATCACCGCTTGGTTGCGATGCCAACATTTACAAATTGTGCTCGTTTGCCTTTGGAAATCCTGATTGCGAGGCGCTGGTATATTTCGATGACGACATGCTGCTGTCCCCGGATGCCATCGAGCTATGCGATTGGTATCTGGCCCGTCAGCACGCGCCGGAAGAGGCCGGAATATGCCTCTGCAACGAGGCTTCGGACCCATCCCAACCCGACAGCATCTCCGCCAAGGACACATGGCGCGGTCTGGTCTGTCAGGGATACTGCTACACGCGCCGGCAATGGGATGATTTCGTTAACCCGAACTTTTGGGTTCGCCATCCGTGGTTCGGTGGTCAGGGATACGATTGGGCCATTGGTCACATGGCGCAGCATCTCAACCGGATAATCCTGCGTCCCCGATTCAGCCGCACGCAGCACATCGGCATGGTTGGAATCCACGGGGCCGCTGCCGGTGTCCACACCAAACCTTTTCCAGAACACTTCTGTCAGACCACCGGCCACGCTTATCGAATCGAATGATCCAGCCCATCATCGTCTGTCCTGAACGCCAGCGCGAATCCGTCCTTAGACTGGTCGAATACATCCGAAACCTCGACGGAACCCGCGTCCGAATAATCCCCGTCTCCGTATCGGAGGATGCGAAATTCATGGCATCACTTCCGAAGACGCTCGACGCGGTCCAGAAGTTCGCCTGCCTGCAAGCGCATGGTCTTCGTCTCGGGGCGACCGCCATGCGCGGCCAGCCGTTCATCTGGCTGGAACCGGATTCGATTCCGCTGGCGAAAGGATGGGCATCGGCTCTGGATCGCGAGTACCGGAAGCATGGCAAGCCATTCCTCATCAGCTCAGATGTAAATCCGCCCTACGACCTAGTGGGTGGCATCGGCGTCTATCCCGGAGACACTGACTATCTGGTTCCCGAAGTGTTCACAGCCCATGGATTCGACCTGTGGCTGGTAAACCATCTGAAGCCGCTGGTCGCCCGCTCGCCGATCATCCAGCACTGCTACGGCGATTACGATGCGGCTGGAAACGCACATTCTTGGAGGTTTCCAAAGGACATTGGAAGGCTTCGACCAAAGGCGGTGATCTTCCACCGGGACAAACATCAGGATTTGATTCCGGACTTTCCAGAGCCGAAGCGATTCTACCACACAGGCGACTTGGGTGACATCATCGCCGCGCTGCCAATCATCCGCGAAGCGGGTGGAGGTGACTTGGTGATCGGGAATCACCCCGACTTCCTGCGGCCCATGGAAGGGGTAAGGTTCCGGTCACTGGCCCCGCTGATTGAGGTTCAGCCCTACATCCGTTCGGTCTGGTTTGAATCTGCCCCCAAAGGTATCACGCATGACATCAGCGTTTTCAGAAAGCTGTATTACAGGAACTACCGTACACTTACGGAGAGTCAGGCGGCATCGCTTCAGCTTCCGTTCTCACTGAATCCATGGCTCACTGCTGAACCTGCGCTGGAAACAAAAGGGCTGGTGACGATTGCGCGCAGTAGCCGCTACCACAACCCGGAGTTCCCGTGGAAGAGGATCGTCTCTGAACTGGATGACCGCTGCGTGTTTCTCGGCTTGCCGGAGGAGCACGCGGAATTCTGCCGGGAGGTGGGCTGCAAGGTACCGCATTTGCCAACGTCTAATTTCCTTCGCATGGCATCGCTGATTGCTGGTTCCGACTTGTTCATCGGGAACCAGTCATCCCCATGCTGGGTGGCAATGGGGCTTGGGCATCCCCTGATTCAGGAGACACACAAGGAAATCAAAGACTCCATTGTGGAAAGGCCGAACGCAATTTTTGCCGACACGGAGGACATCTCCGGCGCGGAAAGGATCGGAATTTGCATCTGATTGTCCAACGGTCCAAGGGTTTCGGGGACGTGATCGCTGCCACAGCTACGGTGGAACATCTGGCTAAGGCTGGCCACACCATCACTTTTCAAACCGAAAGCCTTTGCCGTCAGGTGGTCGAAGGAAACCGGTTCATCTTGAACATTGAAAAATCCTACGAAAAAACGCCCGACATAAATCTGGATGTCCCGGAGATTTGTCAGCGCCAGAAAGACCTCCATTTGCAGGAGGCTTTCGCCCTTGTTGCGAAGCGCATGATTCCGATGGCGTACCCGGTTATCCGACCAAATATCAACATCTCGGAAGAGGAGAAGGCGTGGGTTGTTCCACACCTGTCACGATTTCCGCGCCCTTGGATTTTTGTATGCCCCGGAAGCTGGCAGGCAACAGCGAGGACTGTCGCAGATTCCACGTGGAGCGAACTGGTCCCGATGCTGTCGGGAACGCTTTTCAATCCAACCAATTCAACGATGAATTGGGTTAACTACATCGGTAACGGAACGTTTCGAGGGCTGATGGCAGCAATGACCTCGGCGGACCTGTTGATAACGGTCGATTCAGGCCCGATGCACGTTGCGGCATCTTTGGGAGTTCCAATCGTGGCCATAGAACAGGCATGGCCGATCTACCTCAGGATTCCAACTGGTTCCCCATGCGAGACCGTCTCCTGCGGGCAGATGTGTTCTCCTTGCCGAGATCACATCTGCCAGAGACAGGGGACATCAAAAATATCGCCACCCTGTCAGATGGTGTCGGCCAAAGCCATCGCTGATGCCGCCCATCGGATGCTTGCGTTAAACCGGTTTTAGGCCCATTTCTATCGCATGAGTTTCAAATCCGCCGATGACATTTGGTTCACGATCTACCAGATGGTCTGGGCGGACGTGCCCCGCGCCGCCAACCGCGAGCGCATCAACGCGCT